TCGGCTGTCGTCAACACACCACTGAAGGCAGTGATCGCTTTCGCATCGATCTTCGCGATGTCCTCATCGCTAAATCCGGCTTGTTTCAAAACTTCTGCTACGGTAGCCATGTCTTTTCATTCTCCCGGAATGATTTCTTAGTACGAGGGCTGCTGCCCAATCGGTGTTTGTTGTGGAGGCGTCACAAGCGCGGTGAGCGCTTCCTGGACGCCTTGGCCGACTTTTTCCATGCCCGACGCCGTGCGTGGGTCCGCCGCAGCAACCTGCTTCGCTACGTTGGCCCAATCGGCCAGTAGCTTCTGAAGGCCACTCGCTTGTTGCTGGGATGGAGGAGTCGATGGAGAGGCACCGGGAGCAGGTGTGCCGCCACCCTGAGGGGCAGCACCCTGTCCTGAATCCGGTGATGGGGTAGGCATCGTGGCCACTTGCGTTCTCCGTGAGAAATCAGTTGGCCGACGTTATGCCTTGATGAGGGACTTCTTGCCGCCGCCCTTGTGATGACGCTTGCGGTGGTGAACCTTCTTCACGTGCGCCTTCTTGCCGACAGAAACCTTTTTCTTTCCCTTCATGGCGATTCTCCTTGGTTGAATTTTCGGGCAAACGAAAACGGCTAGAGCCGTTTCGCTCTAGCCGTCGCTTATTCCCAAAATTCCCGAAGGACTTTCAAGGGGCACGCGCTAAATGTCTTTCACAGAGATAAGCCTAAGCTGTTAATTTGTCAAGAACTTTTTATTGCTGCGCTTTACACTTCGGCATCTGAGACAGCAAGCAGTTCTCGAACTTTGTTCGATTGCGGTTCGCTCATCTTCGTTTTCTGTTCCACGTTGATTCCCTGAATGTGGCCCTCGTTGTAGAGCACGACCATCTTGCCGCTCGTTTCTGTCGCTGTCAGTAGCTCGTGTATCCTCGCAACATCGGCGGGCAGTTCGATGCTCATCTCAGTCATCAGATAATCTTTCTGAACCTTTGCCTTCACGGACATCTTATCTCCCCTGAATTTTTTCTTCATATTTTGCGCCGTTATTCCATGCTGCTGAGTTTGAGGTTGCCAAGGGTTAGCTCGCTCGTATCCAACTCGATGCTTTCCACTTTCGGAAATGGCTCCTCGAACACTATCCCATCCAGTGGATCGCTTGTCTTCGGTTGATGAATATATCGCAGACCATCAAAAATCGGACCGCCTATCATTCCGTTAAGCGTCATAGCCCATGAATTCGGCCACAACGCCGACGCACGATATATCGTGATGCCGAATACCGTGGAAAAACAATCATCTTGGAATAGAGACCTCGTATATCTTGCACCGCATTCGATAAGCATTCCTCTGCCCATTAAACCTATGAATATTCCGCGTTCATGGGGAAAACCAATCACGAGCAAGGAAGTTTTCCTTGTTCTGACAGCGATGCACCTTCTTATGATTTTAATTCTCATATTTCATTAACTCTCCGCGACTACGGTCCGTGGTTCTCCGCCTTGCGCACCTTTTTGCTTGAGTCTTGGTGAGCGCTGCGCAGTAGGTGGTCTTCCTCCGGCGTGTGGTGCACCGCCTTTTCCGCCGCCGCCTTTGCCTCCGGCTCCCCCACCGCCACCGTCGTCACCCATCAACATCGCGGGGTCGATTCCCATTTCCTTGAGTTGTTTCATCAACTCAATCTTTGCCAGCAGCTTCATCTTTTCTAGCTGCACGTCTTCCTTGAAACTCTTCTCGATTTCTTCCTTCGGATTCGGAATGTCGAGTTTCGTGAAAGTCGTCTCCCACGAGATTGGAGCGCCCCCGCGCTTCAGTTGCAGGAATTTCAGTTGCTCCTGGATTTGCGTGACCTTGAGCAATGTGCTTGGAACCGACCCAAGCCTGATCTGCTTAATAAACCAGCGGGCTCGCGTGAGCCTGTTGTATCGCGATTCGGTTTTGGGGAATGAACCCTTGACCATTTCGTCCGGAAGATGACTCGGCACGAGAGTATCCGGATCGTAGTCGAAGATTTCTTTCGAAACATTCTCAGGTCCGACATACTGCATCACGCGTCCGGTATCGAAGTATTGCGCGATCAGATACTTCATCCGGTTGCCGACTGCTTTGTTCCCCCTTTCGATTCTCGCCGCGATTCCCTTTGCGATAGGCCCGATGGATTCGAGCATCTTCTCGGCAGTATCGTTGGCGATGTTCATCTTCATGTTCTGAAGATTGCCAAGGTCTGTTAGCCCAAGCTGTTCCTGTTGAATTTCCTTCAGGTATTTCAGGAACTCGAAATTCGTAGATTCAACCGCTACTTCGTCGGGAAGAACAGACTGAAGAACCTCTTTCGGCTTTCCGTCGAGTCCGACTCTTACTTCTTCCTCAAACATGTCGAAGTGTTCCATCTTCGGTCCGCCCGCTTCGTTCAGGTTGTAACCAAGAGGTGGATTCAACTTCGTGGTGAGGACTTGATCGATCTTGCGTTCATGTTTCCGCTTTGTCGTCTCGATGGACGCTACGTCGCCGACGAGCGAGCGGCCCAGTGGCTCCCATGCCCAATCGTCCACGGTGTATTGAATAATCGGAATCTTCGGGTCCCAATCGAAGGCAGGACCGTCGTAGAGTGGCCTGTCGATTCCCGTCGAAGAGATGATGAGACGCAGGTTCGGATAGACGCGGCAATCTTCGATTTGCGCCGGGCGCATGAATGGCTGGCCGTTTCGATAACCACCGAGAATATCTTGACCGAGATAGGGAACTTTGTAGAACCAACTCGTTCCCGGATCGCCCATTGGCAATTCGTACGGCGTGTTGTTGATTCTCAAATCACGGATGAACGTATATCTGAGTTCTGTGTACAGATTTCCGAACGTGCGTCCTTGATCGCCGTAACGGAAAGTCTCCGCGTAGTCGAGGCGCTTTGCCTGAATCTGCGTTTTGTAGTTGCGCCGCCCGACTGTTTGAAAAAGGAATGCGAATTGGGGGAATTTCGCGAATGCTTCAGCGATTGGTTTGTAGTCGTAGATCGTGACTGCGTACGCATCCTGAACATCATTGCTCTTCGGAATTTGCACCGGCACTACGTCGAGCAAGCCGAGGTCGTCGAAGATCAGTTTTCTCTCGCCGTAGCCCCAATCTTCCCCAACAACTTTTGGCCACACATAGCCAATGCCCATCACGCTCGCGTACTGGAGAACCCGCAGAATCTTCGAGGGAAAATCAGACTCAAGATAGACGCATTTGGAGACCTTGGTGAGCATCTCCGCCATCTTTTTGTAGCCAGGAAAGTCGGAGGCGTAAGAAGCAATCTCACGCACTTCAGCGAGCGTCTCACAGAATTTTCGAATGTTATATTTTAGCTGATTGGTAACGAGTGTGGATTTGGTCTTGTCCTTGAAGAGCGCATCGAAAACTCGAAGATTCTTACCCAGTTCCTTGTAGCACGTTTGTCCTTCAAGGAACCCTTCGCCTTCGCGGATCATCTCCTCGACCCATCCAATTCGGGTGCTGGCTGACGATTCGAAGGGCGGCGATTGCCATACTACAGTTCCAAAATCTTGAGGCATCACGCTCCTACCATTTCATTGAGGATCGCAAAGTCGCCAAAGACGCGAAGCGCCTCGGCGTTGTATGCCTTAGCAGCAAGCGCTGCGGTGCGAAAGCCGCCGAGATAATGGTTCACTCCACCGTAATCAATCTGCGCTCGGAATGGATTCTTTTTGCATCTCGGCTGACGTACTACACCACGATATCCAGTGCTGTTTTTATAACGGCGATTGCAAGTATTTTGACTTTTTGTGGCAGGACGCAGATTTGAGTCGAGGCAATTAAGACCATTGCTGTCGCGGTGATCTACTTCTGATTTTGGAGCCTCCATTATGACGCGATGCAAAGACGTCGTGCGGCCATAGATATGCCTTAACTCTTCAGCTACAGTGGCTTCGACGTAGAGTTTAATTACTCCACGACATTTGCCATTCGAAACGCTGTGCTTTTTTAGTCGCCACAGAAACTGCGAAACGGCAGGTAGGTGCCGCTGATTGAAGATCGCTTCATGGCTGTGAGCGAGTGGGATATGAACGACACCGTTTTCATCAGTGCGCCATGTAGCGACAAATGCTTCGCGCTTCTTCCGGAAATATTGCTTCCGACCAGCAATCGTTTCAGGCTGGATCACCTTGCGTTCCGTTCTCTCCCAGCCAGCCCGCCTCCCAAGCGAGTCGTTTCAAACCTTTCTCCGTGTGCATCTTACGGCAAATTGATGTTTTGGTCCACAAAAAAACGCTTCGCTTTCAAATCCTCCATCGTATACAGGTAGCGTCGATAGCATCCGGGACACTCGCAAT